GTGCTTCAACCTCTTCGTCTTCTAGATGGTCCGCTTGTTCTTCCAATACCTCAACTGCTGCATTCACGTACTCCCGCTTAATGTTATCCGTAGCGGAAGTATAGTCAAAACTCAAAAATGCAGCGCCTGTGAGGCGTGAAACGTGCTGGTCAGTTGGGTCACCGACCAACAACCACCCTCGCCTTTTCAACATGTCGTATAACGAATAATGCAATGGAGCGAGACGGCGTGTATTCTCGGAAGAGTATAATGTAACTACTCTTGGTTTACCCGAGGAAAACACCAACTCGTAGCGGCACTCACCGCTGAATTCTTCCACATTCCAATTACCTCCTTCTTTCCTGCGGTATCGCCGAGTAGCGTTTCCGTTTGGAATAAAAGGAGCACGTTGTCGATCCCATCCCTTTTCAATGTTCTGTCTGAGTGCTCTCTTGAAGCGACTCAGATGTTCAACATCGACAGCAACTGGTTGGAATCTAGCTTCTTTCCATTGACTGAGCTTCTCCAAGAAGCGAGGTTCACATTCTTTGCAACAAGATTTTTCAAGTTTCTGAATTGTTTTAAAGCTCAGTTCGTCGATAGGGCTAAGCTTCTCGACGAAGCATTGTCTTACGGCGCTACGAAGCTCTCCGCATATGATTTGCTGGGGTATTTCTTTCGCTTGACGAGGCATACCCAACTCCTCGTACCATTTCACTAATTTTTTCGCACGAGCGCGTAGCCGCTCGCCGAGACGACATTGCCCATCACCCTCATCGTGAAGCACCGCATACGGGTTAGCTTTGAGGGCCTTGGCCTTGTCGTTTGAAACGGCGTCAGGTTCTACGATACCTTCCAAAACGTAGCTTTCATTTAATTTGTTCTTGATGGCAGCTGAATACTGCATGTCGACTAATTTAACGTCTTCGACGTGAGACGTGAGGGTGAACCGGACGTCCGGTTCATTAAGGGAGCAATTTCCCACCTCGACAGGGCACACCAGTGCTGGGTCGGAATAAGGATCGAATCTCAGATCCGTAAAAGGACTGTCAGTCCTATCTTCCAACCCAACGGTGCCCCTTGGGGCCTCGTCAGACGCGAGGTTATCCCCATCGAGGCGCCGGGGCGAAACAAAGCCCTCCGGTTCACCGAAGTTGACAGCATTTTCTCTTTGTTTATACTCGTTGTGTGCCATCATTGTTCAGTCGAGTAAGTTGATTTCAATTCGCTTTTTGTTTTGACTAAGCATCAGTGTCTCTCGACACGGCTTAGTGTTCGGCTTTGATGTGGAGCCACCCACTCTCATTATTTTATATAGACGAGAAGTCTATCTTTTC